CTAGCAAGTAAGAAGTCATAATCCTCCCGCCAAAAATCTACTTGCCAAACAAGTCTTGTCTTTGAAGTCTTCATTGGCATATTATGACGATTTGAAAATTGAACCCTGACGCCAAACAGTATATCGCCAACAGCATCGGGTAGAATCATAACTATATTTATTATATGAGTCTTAACCGAGGAACTCATATACTTTATAAATGCCCGGAATGTTTCCTCTTCCGTATTTGTATGTATGTATCGTATGATAGAAGACCAATCATGCTGCTTAAACGGTGAAGGTAGAAGACCGTTTCGTTTTAAACGAATAACTATTGCTTGCGATGTTGGTTCATTTACTGCCGCCGTAGGACCGAGTCCAAGAATATCACAGAGATAACGGTTCGCGTCGTGTATATTGTTTGCTAATAAGAGCGTATTTTTGTAAGGAAATAACGGGTATTCTCGAACTAGATTCTCTTCTTCTGGTATTTGAAGAATAGAGTAATAAACATCCCCCGGCATACGTAATCCCCAATAGGATAGGAACTCTTTCTTCAATTCTTCATGGTATTCAGGAGAACCTGGCATGATGCTAAGAATCTTAGCAGCTTGATCAAGACAATCTATTACTAACTGTTCAGCCCTGTCTGTATCAATGAGTAAAGAGGAATGATCAGCAAGGCAAATCTTCCCGTTTTTTTCAACATGCAGGCGCGGAACAGTCGTGTTCTGCACAATTACTTCAGGGAGTGTATATGGAAAAGTTTCTTTGAAAGCAATCGCCAATTCTCCATGTGGCCACAACTCACCTACAAAAAAGGCAGCATATGAGTCACTGTCTTTTCCTTTAGGTGGTCGCGGCTTAAATGATAATGATCTTTGACGATTTACATCTTGTATAACCTTTTCAAAATCAACCATATCCTTGACGAGGAACTCCTCCAACTATGAAATTATGCAGACTCAGAACTGCCTACCATGCTACGAGTACTAAGAATTGGGAAGTCTGTTCCGAATAAATCTTGAAGTAAAGTGCATTTGTCGGATAAACTAGATTTATTCTTGACCTCTTCGAGCTTATCATTCATTGCTATGATTTTATCCCGGAAGGCTGTCTTCTGCTTCAAAGTTAGTTTATCAAAAAGATTGTTGTATGGTTCGACAGGTAGGCTTGTACTTATTGTGTAGCCCGAAACGTCATCTTCATATGTTAAGCTGAACTGTCCCTGAATGCTCTTTACCAGATTATGTAGAGCAGTGAAGTCATCATAGCTTCGACTAAAGTCTAGCGGGTTGGTTGTATAATTCGGAGAAAATAAATTATAAGCTAATATAGTCAACGCTATCCCGGTTGGGGCTTCATTGCCGGAGGATGAGAACTTCCGGCATCTCCATTTTTTCATATAGCGGATAATACGCCGGAATTGCTGTGCGTCTCTATTGTCAGAATGCTTCTCAAGGATTTTTTGAATAAGCCCTTGAGGATCCGAAACTTCCCAATACTTGTTACTCGCGTCAGATGACTCCTTACCCTTTGCGACATATAATTTCCCATCGTCATTTTTGGCAGCGTATACTGCAAAATCAACATGATATAATGGTTCAGACCCTTCTTGATATTGGACTGTGACGCAGGAGCGCCGAATCTTAACTGATTTTGTATGGCCCTCTAACGCGTCACGTACCCATTTCTTAACTACTACAGGGTCCGTGTAATCTGTCTTGTTTATATCGAATTTCAGCCCAACATCAATATCGTAATCTCCGTCTTCGGGCTTAATTCCGGTATTCATAGCATAACTGCCTTGATTGAAGTTCGTATAAGAGGCTGCATCTTTTGATATTTTTTCACTAAGCTTCTTTAGCAAAATATCTCGCTTCTGACGTAGGGTTTCATTCTCGTCATCTAACTTGATTGCATCGTGAAACTGTCTAAAACCTGTTTGTAATGTCGACATAAACATAGTCTCCTTTTGTTAAGTAATAAGAAACCAGATATTTAATTATACACCATATATTGTATCCCTTCAAGGAAAAGGATACCAATATCTCCACAAACATAAGTCTAAATTATTTAGTGTACAAAAAGCAGGACACCAGTCTTTTTTAGAATGATTTTTTCAATTGAAATCCCCTCTGAGACACACCAACATCACTCTTCAAATTGCAGCCGGAGTGCCTCTACGCACCGTTTCGTACAGGGCGGGCCACGCATCGACACAAGTCACCGGTGTGGCCTACTCTCATATGATACGATCATCGGAGGAGAAGGCGGCGCAAGTCCTGGAAGATATACTTAACCCAGTAACGACTTCAACCACACACAGATTTGGGTAAAGGGTTCCATTGGCCTGCAAGATTCTCTATTAAGTCAGCCTACAATTCCCCTATATATTTATACTTAACCTTAATTCGATTTTGTTGATACCAACTATCATTTTCTTTTCTTGTCACGTAAATTTTATCAACCAGCTCTTTAACAGCCACATGGTCAATTTCTTTAATGTATCCAAATTTCCTAGCTTTCTGTATAAAGAGTGCTATGTCCTCAAGTGTCGGTCTAATAATCGTTGCATCTTCACATTTTTTTAGATTCTGGCTTTCATTTTTTAGTGAGGAATTTAAAGCACTCAGAACCGTTTGCTTTTCCTTGAGCGAGAAGTTTCGAGTTTTACAATAAAGGTCGAAGTTCGTAATTTTATCGTTAATAACGTCAATTCGCTTTTGAATTTGGAAGGCCTCGACTTCCTTATCCAACGTACCATAGTGCTGTGCGCCTTTAAGGCGACCTGATAAATACAAAAAGGCATTAACATTATCGTCTTCAATTGATATGGCTAGATTATGTATCTCCTTGGTTAAAAACCGATCCAACGCCGAGACCTTTAAAGTCCTTTCACTTAATTTAGTCTTTGAAGTAACAGGCCAGCATTTACAATAGTACGATGATGCGCTCGTGCCCTTGTTCATCTTTAGTGAGCATCCGCAATGAGCACAGTATAGTACTCCCTTGTATAAGTTCTCTCGCATACGTTCCATTTTTTTGTGCTGAAATTCTGAGTATTTTTGATTTACACTTTCCCATATTTCTCTTGGAATAATGGCTTCATGACAATCATAAATTATTGTCTGCTCACTAATTGGTATTCGATATCTTGATTGACTATAAGGACTCTTTTTATGTTCTCTTGCAAAAGAAAGCGCACCCATGTAAGCCGGATTAGTTATCATCTGACATAGCATAGATGCGCTCCACTTTGTTGAGTATTGACCATTGCTGCAATTGTGTCGATCTAATAGTCTAGCGCTTGGAGGAGGTATACCTTGTTGATCTAGCTTCCTCGCTAAAGACTCAAAGTTCTGATTACTTAAATACTCATCAAAGATATATTTTACAGTATCAGCATAGTTTCCATCTGGCAAAAGCTTTTTGAGCTCCCGATTCACTATATATCCATAAGGAGCATGCCCACGACAAAATTGTTTGTTTTCAATCCTTGCTCTTAGAGCGGCTTGTACATTCCTCCGCAAATTCCGCGAGTACAGATCATTCATAATATTTTTGAACGCTGCCATAGCCATATCATTATTCTCGTTCTTTGTGTCGATGTGGTCGTTGACAGCGATATATCTGACACCGGCTTCAGGGAAAAACACCTGATAATAATAACCGGTTAAGATATAGTTTCGCCCCAAGCGTGATAAGTCCTTGGTGATGACAACATTAACCTTGGTGTCAGCGATATCTTTATACATCCTTTGGAATCCGGGTCTGTCGAAATTCATGCCTGAATATCCGTCATCAACATATGTATCGTAAACTTCCCAGCCTTGTCTTTTACAATAGCTCTCGATGATCATTTTCTGGGTCTTGATGCTGTTACTCTCCGTATCATCTCCATCTTCTTTACTAAGCCGGCAATAAATCGCAACGCTCTCCATTATGACCACCATCTCCCCTTACCGGTTAGCAAACCGACATGCTTGAAATATACCAAGAGCTTCTTCTTTTTTCCTTCTTCAGACATCCGCTCCGACAGATCGATTCGTTCAATGAGCTCATGCAGAACATCAGAGTCAAGCTGTTTTACATACCTGTAGTGCCGGGCCAACTTGATGAAGTCTTTGATCTGATTGAGCAGGCCATCAACGTCAACGCGTTTTTTCGTGAGGGTCTCCACCTCTGACTCAAGGCCCTCAAGTTTCGGCTCGAACTTGCCCATAAGCTCCTTATAACGCTTCATGGTGATTTCCTTTGAATACACTTTGTCAAACGCATCGATGATGCAGGTGTTGACTTCCTTAATTGACTTCTCCAGTCTCTCAATCTTTCTATCCAGCAAAGAGTTTGAGCTGCTGTACTGCTTATATATTCTTTGAGCCAGAAACACTTGTGCCTCACCCGGATCATCAGCGCAGAGCTTAGCGAACTTCTGAACCTGGGCTAAGACCTCCTCTTCGAGGTCGAATAGATTAATATAATGTGTGGAGCAATGTCCGAGGCCCTTCCGATGGCTTGTCCCGCATTGAAAGAAGCACAGCGTCCCGTGTTCAGAATAGACCATCGCCGCGCCGCATTCATGGCACTTGAATAGTCCTACATAATCATGCCGCTTTTTCTTATCCGCCGCAGCCGGATTCCGGCGCTTAGCAATAGCCTCCTGTGCCAAGTCCCATGGGTGCTCATCTATGATCGCCCTATGGGTGCGCTCTTTTACGGACCACTCGGAAGGCGCTGTTTTTGTTTGCTGGTGTCCTTTGAAGGTGGATGACGTCCGGCGGTTCTGTATAAGCATCCCCTTATATACCGGGTTAGTCAGGATCATTCTTACTGAGGTCATATTCCACTCATGGTATCGGTTGTGATAGGTGCTCGAATAAAAGAACGGCTGATTCTTGTTTAGATAATCAGTCGGGCAAAGGACGCCGTTCTCATTAAGCCTTTTAGCAATCTTCGTGAAACCGTCGCCTTTAATGCACCACTCATACATACTCCGTACTACCTGGGCCGCCTTAGGGTCTATGTAAAGCTTATGATGATTATTCGCCTGCAGCTTGTACCCGTATGGTGCATACGCTCCCATGAACATACCAGCTTCCGACTTGGCACGGAGAGAGTGTTTTGTACTCTGGCTTATATGCCTTGCCTGCATCTCATTAACGAAATTTTTGATCGGCGCCAAGTCATCAACCCGAACGGAGGTGTCGATCTCATCTAGGACAGATACAAACGCGACTTTATGCTCGGGAAAGAACATGTCAGTGTAGTACCCGAGTTGGAGATGGTTTCTGCCAAGCCTAGACAAATCTTTAACAGCAACTATGGAGATATGACCGGCCTCGATATCGGCGATCATCCTCTTGAAGCCAGGGCGGTCGAAGTTGGTCCCAGACCAGCCGTCATCGACGTAGATATCGTGAACATTCCAATTCTTCATCTGAGCGTATTTTCTAAGGATCATCTTTTGTGTTGATATACTCGAGCTTTCACCGAAGCTGAAGTCGTCTTTACTGAGCCGGCAATATAGGGCTGCTGATTTGTTCATCACACATCTCCAGTTATTCGATCGAATGAGATTGCTGATCAGTTATTTGTATGTTATATTTTTCGTAGGTAAATGGAAAAATTAAGCACTACATAGAGAGGAGTATAATTTTGAAGATTATATATGAAAAAACATATGTCGCGTTTCTTGATGTTTTAGGTTTTACGGAAATTGTAATGAACAATAAAATGCCAATTATCCAGAAATATTTCAAAGAAGTAAATCGCGTTATTAATGAGCTCAAAAAAATAAAACGTAAAAAAATTATTGGCTATACAATAATAAGTGATTCGGTAATTGTGTCAATTCCTCAATCAGAAAATAGAGAAGAAAATATCGATAATTTGCGCCAATTATGTATAGCTGTTGGTATATTACAGAAAAACCTAGCAATTAACGATATATGGCTTAGAGGGGCCATATCTAGCGGAAATGCTTATTTTGATGATGTTAATCATCTTGTAGTCGGGCCGGCTTACATAAAAGCGTATCTGCTTGAAGGATCACTTGCGATTAACCCGAGAGTTCTTGTGGATAGTAAAATAATAAATGAATTAGGTTTTCAAAGCGCGAATTTGTTCATTGAAGAAATCAATAAAACAAGAAATGGTGGATTGCAATATTCCAATTGGGGATCATCAGTCTTATTCCCTTGGGGAAATAACGATTATATAAGGGCCATATCGAGAGATGTCCCCCTGTTTATTGATTATTTATGTCCGACGGTTGAGTCAAATAACAATGAGTTAGCAAAGATAATTACTAACTTGGAAACAAACATTTACCAAGATACTAAGATATATTCTAAATATAGATGGGTTGCAGATTATCTGAAATCTGTTTTAGGAAATTGCATGAGAAATGGAACACAGATACATGAAGATATTGAATTAAGAATACGGAATCTTTAAATACCCTAGGGAAGGATACTTTATGAATAGAGAATCACGACAAAATTTAGACTTTGCAAGAACAGCAATAAGTAAACTGCGTGTCAGTGTTTCCTCTTTCAATAAATGGCGTTCGTCTTATCCTAATTATTATCTTGATCTATTTAATCATGATTTTCGAGGCCAGGATTTGACAAATGTAAACCTAGTTGCTGCAAAACTTAAAGGAGCAAATTTTGAGTATGCTAATCTAGAAGGGGCACTATTAAGTGGAGCAAATCTTAATGGTGCAAACCTGTCGCATGCTATTCTAGATAATGCAGACTTAAAACAAGCAAGGCTCGAAGGGGCACTTTTTCGAAATTCTTCACTTAATGGATGCAACTTATTTGCAACTATACGAGATAATTGGAAAATTTCAAATGTAACCTGTTCTTTTTGCTGGATTACTCGAGACAAGGCTTTGTTTCCTGATGATCCAAACAGATTCATCGATAGCGAATTTGAGTCCACGTATGGTGGTTTGCGCGTTAGTGTTGAATTCCCGGATGGATTTCAACCAATAGATTTACTTGCACTACCCTATTATGCATCCCGGATAATTAATAATTACCCAAATCATCGTATAATTCTCGCTGGTGTGGATACAACTGGTGAAGCACGTCTGGTATTTAGATTAGAGGAAGATACCGACATTAAAAGTCTAGGGATTTTGAATCCTCATGTAAACGCACTATTGTGGATACCCGATCTGACACAAACACTTTTCATTCATCATTAATTCAAATTATTCAATCATATAAATCAGAGTATTCAACAATCATATCAGAGCTACTAAAAACCAACTTAGCTTTAGTTAATAACCAAAGTCTTTATATCCAGCAACTCCAGCAAGCAAAACCAACCATAAACATTGAGGCGGCATCTTCAATTATTGTTACGGAAGGGAGTTCGGTCGATAACGTTAACATAAGTTTTCAATGGAATGAATATTGTGAGACTATCGACCGCGATACGTTAACGCAGGAACTCCGTAAAATTAGCGACGTGCTCAAACAAACTGGTAAAAAAGCAGCCCAAGAAAACATATTATCAGCTATTGAGGCTTCTTCCGAAAAAAAGGATAGCAAACTAAAAAAGTGCCTAGTTCAGGCGGGGAAAACAGCCCTTGATGTAGCTATAAAAATTGGAGCGCCTTTGGCAACAGAAGTAATTAAGAAAGCTCTCGGTATAATTTAGTCATATATCTTGCATTGTATGTATTTAGTTTTTTTACACCAATTTGTTTTATCATAATTGCAATTTTCTTGCCGTTCATTTAGTTTAGTAAAGCGAAAATAAAGTGGCGGATTTTAGATCGAAAATCCGCCACTTTATTTTGTTGAATCAAAATCCTCGAACCTACAAGCTGATGTTTATTTGATGTTTATTGCCGTAAAAAGCCGCTATAAATCGTCAGAGGTAGCGTTAAACCGCTACCTCAAAAACCTCGAAACATCAAAGATAATCTGCAATTACCTTAAT